CCATCTACGTCACCACCCGATGTAAAGACAATAGCATTATCTTCGTTTGTGCTTTCGTTATCACTAATAGTTACTGTTGTTGCTACTGCTGCTGTAGTTGCATTTGTAACTGTAACTCCTGCAATTACAGTGTTAAGTGCTGTGCCGCCAATTGTTATTGCATCAGCTTCTAATGTGCCATCAAAATCACCATCTACTGCATCAATATTACCTTTAAATATAGTAGCAGTCACTGTTCCTGTGCTTGGATTATATGTAAAGTCACCGTCTGATTCTAAACCAACATTGCCTGTCGCTGAAGCATCCTCGATAAATGTAATTAAATTTTCTTCATTCGTGCTTTCATTGTCAGCCACACTTACGTGCGCCGCATTTGTGGCATTTGTAACAGTGACACCGGCGATGACAGTATTTATAGCTGTACCCCCGATTGTAATCGCGTCAGCCTCCAACGTGCCATCAATATCTGCATCACCAGATATGTCCAATGTAGCAGCATCTAATTCACCAGTTAGTGTAACATTTCTAAATGATCCAATGTCTTTGTTTGAGTCAACTACAACAGCTAAAGAGGCTGAAACAGTTCCCCCTGTAACACCATCTAATAAATTTAACTCTGTTGCCGTAGAAGTTACTGCTACGTCTTCGTTTATTTTTGGTGACGTAAATGTTTTGTTTGTTACCGTAGCAGTTGATGTTGCTGAAAGTAATTTAGAACTACTATCGCCACTACTTGGTAATATTAGAGTATTAGATGCAGACTCTGAGTGTGGTGCACCAATAAGTGTTTGTGCGTGAGCGTTACTAGACTCACAATAAAATTTAATCTGTGATACAGCACCACCGTCATTTTTTAAATCAATAAGACCACCCGCAACAAATAAATCGTGAGGCACACTTACATGACCGTCTGCATCTTCAAACACAGCTTTACTTGCTGGCAGTGTGCAGAATACAGTTTTTGTGCCTGATGAAAAGTTAACAGCACTATCACTGTTAGAGCTTTCTAAAATAGTTGTTCTTGATAATGTGTCTGGCGATGCGTCGGTGACCGTGCCGATACCAATCTCAAACTCTGTGCCGCTGTCATTGACGATAGCATAGTAGGTGACGTTACTGTTACCAATGCCTGCAACAAAAGTTTGAAAACCAGATACAGCACCAGCTAAATTTAATGTCCCCGTGCCGGTTGTTGTTGAGGTTTCTTTTACTCGATCGTTAAGTACTAACGCCATTTAACCTCCTACGACAATCTTAATATAGCATTACTCGAATCGTTTGCAGGGAACTGAATTGTAAATGTTCCGGCTGTTGCTGTGAAGTCTCCACCAAAATCTAAAACTAGAACAGAATTATTTCCAGAAGCTGCACCACCACTTGATTGATAAATTTGTGCAAATCTAGCTGTAAAAGTTGCAGTCGTCCAAGATGTGTCGTCAAAGTCAACGAAAGAAGTTGATCCTGTTCTTCCTACAGCAGGGTTTGCTAAAGTGTTACCACCAGCGGTATAATTTGTTCCTGATATTTGATTTGTTGTGTTGTATGATGTTGGATCAGACACAGAAACAGTTTTAGATGATGTGAAAAGAGCTATTTTATAAGTGGCACCACCATCAAAATCATGGTTACCTTTAAGCAACTCTTCTTTAAAAACATCAGATATTACATTTGCCATTTATTTTCTCCTTATGGGTTTGCAGATGGAATAGGTATTCTAACCACTCCATCCTTATATTCATCCCTTCTTCTGCGTCCTATCTGTTCAGCAGCTAAAGGTGTTAACAATTCCTGATATGATTGAGCATACATACTAGCCATATTAGGATTTTTTAGAAACTTAAAAGCTTCCGTTAGGCAGGCGTACAACAATAATGTAGGCATGTTGTTACTGACCCAAGTGGTTGTATTACTTGATGACAGTCCTGTTGGTAGCGCATTATACGCTAGTTCAATAGTATATGCTGCATTCGGTGCTGGAGCAAGAAGTATTGTGTCGTTGTCCCAGTTTGCGTAGTATTTTGGCACCCCTGTTGCTGTTCTGTCTGCTCTATATTCGTTCATAAAACTAGGGTCTCTTTTGTCCAAAAACACTCTTTCATTGGCTGTAAGACTAGACCCTGATAAGCCAGAGGTTCCAAATATATTTATATATCTAGCATATTCAAAATCAGTTGGTATTGCGCCTGGCATAGAAATAAAAGGGTCACCAGCTGTTAAAGTAGCAGTTTTATATTTTCTAAAAACATCCAGATCAACTTGTCTAAATATCTTCAATTCAGCATGTTCTATAAAATCATTGACGATGGTCGTTGTAAGAACGTTGCTGTCTGTTTCTGTGTATTCTCTAATTTGTGTTACTAGTTCAGAATATGTGGTCATGGTGTTATGCTAGTAGGACCAGCGTAAGCTCGGCCCCCTCCTCCTCTTGTATTACCTGTTGTTGCAGTATCTGTAGCAACAGTGAATGTATAAGTATTATCATCAACTTTGGTTATTGTATACCCAGCAGATCTATTAATATTTGTGCCTGTTATGCCGTCAAAACCAATAACATCATAAAATCTAACGGTGCTAGAACTTGATCTACCATGACTAGGATCAGTGACGGTAATAACACTTGTCCCTGAGTTTGCAGTTTTAAAAGCATTTAGTGGTAAAAGAATAGGAGCCGCTGTTTCTACTCTATCTGGTCTTGCATTTTTTAAAGATTGTTTATCAGCTTTGTGTGATTTTACTTCTATCTGTGGGTGTTTCGCTTCAAACTCAGATTTGTGCACAAGAGATCCATTCCATTCTTTCACCATTTCATTGTACGGAAAAGCCATACCACTACGATCTGATATTGCTTTTGATCTTTTTCCTGATGCGTAATTAGACATTTGGGTAATAAGCCTGTGGTGTTATGTGAGTGCTAGTTGAAGATCCATCTTCTGTTAGAGCTCTGTTAAATTCATCCTCGTACAACATTTTCATTTGTTGAGTTAATTCTGGTTTATACTTTTGTGCTAAATAAAAAGCTAAACCTGAAACCATGCAAGGTACAAAACGATAAGGAACATCTGTTGCATTTGTATATGACCCAGCATCCTGTATTCTTTTTACATAATACAAATGCATATCTCTACTAGCAGCTGTAGAATCAGGAGTTGGATAAACAAAAATGTTTACACGATCAATTAATCTTTGCACATAGTATTGTGTTGGCTGTCCTGTGGTCAGTTTATTTGATAGTGCAGAATATTCAGATCTACTTATTTTTGTCATAGCAACATCTTGTTGAGTGGTCTGTGTTCTGTTTGATCTGTAAGTTGCTTCAAGAATATCATCTACTCCATAAATACCATTTGTTGGTGTGGTCACAGCGCTTGTGCCATCACTGCTAGCTCTAAAAAATGTATATGTGTTTTGGTTCTCTATCAGATCAATATTAGTTTCATCTATCTCCCAATAGTGAAGACCTCTGTTTCCCCACTCTTGAAACATAATATTTAAAGATCGCCTTGCAGATTTTATTTGATATCCGTCTAGTTGATCTACACCTACTCTTTGATAAGCCTCTTCAACTATCTCATCAATAACAAATGTTTTATCGAACGTCGCTGTTCCTGAAGTAGTGTTTGCCATTAGCTACTCCTATTAATAAACTTTAAGCCATTCGCAAGTAATAGTTGCCGAATCTCCAGATGTACACGCTGGGAATACAAACTTAACATCTCCGGTTACACCAGTTGCATTGTTGTTTTTAAGACCACCAATAGAACTATAATCTAAATATCCGTCACCTTCTAAAGTTAAGAAAGTTGCATCTGTATCTGCATCCCAAACTAGTCTAACTGCATCTACTTTTGCAGTCATTGAAACGCTATACCATATTTTATTCAAAACCACTTTACTTAAAGTTGTTCCGTCTGATCTATTATTAGCCGTTGCACTAACATCTACAATTGTTGTTGTGCCACCTGTGCTGTCTGAGACATTATTGTAATGAGTTATTAGTTTTCTATCACCACTAAATAATGTTTGAGTTAATACTACGTCTGCCATTTTTTCCTCCTACTAAAGAGTAGGGGACATTACTCCCCTACTCAGAGTTAATTATTATGCAAATGGTGTTGCTAATGATCCGTCTCCGAAAGTAAAGCCATTCATTTGCCATACAGCTGTTGCACTGCCTTGTCCACCTGTTGCGATACCTAAACAATCTATTTCGCCACCAACAAATCTACCTTTGGTGTCAGCGTCCATAGTCATTTTGTCATCATCAGATCCATCAGCGTGGAACTGTTTTAGACTAACTGTGCCAGGTGCATCTTTATCAGAAATGATAATAGTAGATGCAGCTGTAAAGATATCATTAGCAGAAGCACCATCGATTGAAAAAGTGCCTGTAAAAGTTGTGCCTATGATAAATTTAAATTTTAGGCCAGCCGCAGCAGTTGGTAAAGTTATTACAATACCTCCAGCTCTATTAAGTAAGTATGTAGTTCCAGTATCTGCCGCTGTTAAAGTTTTAGTAGCTGCAGTTATGTTTTCTACATCTGTTATCAAGTTATTTACACCAGCTGTTTGAGCTAGGTTACCACTTGAGTCAACAGTCAATTGATCCGTAATCGCACCAGTTGATGAGTTTTTAGATATTTGTTTAAAACCACCCTCTGATCTGACCGGACCGCTAAATGTTGAATTTGCCATATAGGTCTCCTCTCCGCTAGCATAGTCTGAGACATTGTCTACTGCATGAGTCTACGCTAACTATTTTCAAATTATGCAGTATCTTGAATATACGCTTTTAATATGGTGATTGCAAATAAAAAGGGGCGCCGAAGCGCCCCTAATTAATAAGATTATTAAACTAAATCTTAACTTGATCCTGGTGAACCAAAGATACCTCTCCAGTCAGATACGCCGAAGCTGTATCTTTCTCTAGCTTTGTATCTCATGTTTCCTGTATCAAAATCACCTTCCATAGCAGTCTTTAAAGGTGCTCTTTGGAAGTGTTTTAATCCATTAGGAACATCAGTTTTGATAAAGAATGCGTTCGTGTCAGTTAGGAAGTTGTTGACCACAAAACCTTGTGGCATCATTCCCATTGACTGAACTGCATTAATATCATTGTCAGAAGTACCAACTCTATTAGCTGTCTTAGTAAGACGCTCAGCTACGAATTGTAGGTCAGATGGTATAATTAGTTTCATACCACGAGCTGCAATTTTAAAGCCTCTCTCGTCTTGGAACTTACCAATAGCAATTAGTGATGCTTCCAATGATGTTTCGTTAAGGTCAGAAGCTGCAAGCTTATTAGACTGATCACCTGCGGCAACGGTAGGGTGATCTGTGTCGATCAAGAACTGTCCGTCTCCGAAAGTAGTCGTATCAAAAGCATTGTTTAAAATGTTCGCTGCTTTGATTTGTTTAGTCTGAGCCATAGATCTTGCTAGTGCTTTAGTGTAACGCTTAGCGATGCTGTCATACAGGTTATCCTCAACAGCTTCCTCAGTGATAGAGAAAGCGAGAGCAATTGTCTCGTGAGTATAACGTGCAGTGAAGTGCTCGTTCGCGTCATCGAAAGCCACAGCAGAACCCTCAGATTTTACTTGTGCTTCCCCGAAACCAGATAACATTACTTCTTCTTCAAAAGCTCTGTCACTTGTCTCAGTGTCGAAAATCTCTACGTGTTGATTTTCATAGTTGTTGTACTCAAGTCCGAATAATGCATTCAGACCTGGCTCTAGCTCTTTTGCTAGTTGTTGTCTTGATATAGCCATTTTTTATGTCCTCCTGCTATTAATTCAAATGAACTGCGTCAGCAATAAAACACCTTATTATAGTGTTTGTTCCTAACGAGTTTCCTGGTTTTTTAGCGATACCTAAAAATTTAACACCAGTTAGAGTTGTGCTACTTGTTCCAGCGTCGACTTCATCACCAGAAATACCAGTTGTAGTATTTCCTGAATGAGTTTCGTCGTGATCCATGTAAGTACCTACCATAGCTTGTGTTGCTGCGGTGTCGCCTTGAGCTTCGTACACTTGGTACGGATCGTCGTAAACGAAGCAATCTATATCTTTGTTTAGAT